CCCATCTAATTGAGCAAGAGTCACATATGCCCCACAAACGGTGATGACTTCTGCTCCTCCCCGTGCTACCGCAAATACTATATATCCTGACAAATATTCTATAGTATAATCATCAGCATCAACCAGCACCGCGTCTGCGTCTACGGTGATTGTAGTGGCCCGATCCCAATACCGCATAGTAGTATCATCGATTTGATATCTTAAATGCCCTGCGTCACCTGTGGTGGCTTCATCCGTGAACGCCACTGCCGCAGCATCAGTCTGCATATAGACTGCCCCAACTGCGCCAAGGATAGCCATGCTTTATCCCTCCTACGGCGTGTACTGTAAGTCTGCGGTTCCAGTGAAATCAAATGACACATCTACTTTTGCGTCTACGCTGAGTTTAATGCTTTCAGTGACTGGCAATACTATCCCGGCATACTTGTGCGGAACAGTATCTAGCCTGAATTCGATGTTAAGAGTTGTGCCCCCCAGAATAGCAGCTTGAATGGCTAGCTGGCCATTAGTATCAGTCATCTTCCAGTTCGCCGCCAAACTACCGGACCAAGCTTTTACTCCTGCGATGAAACTTTTCCATCCAGCATCATCCAGGTTGGTAGTTTCCGCCGCCGGAGCTTCTAGATTCAGATCCCAGCCTACTACTTCCGCAACTTTGTTAGCCCCAAGGTAAACTGACCCCGCCTTGCCATGGATCGCCATGATTCAACCTCCTCCATCCTCATACCAAATGAAAACGTCTACAATTACACGAAAACGCTCTGTTTCTGGATCATAGTCATCTAATTTGTTATCAAGTACAGTGGCTTCTACCACCACCCCTCCCGTTCCCCCCATAGTCCCATGATAATTCCCTAAAGCCATTTCTAGATTATGAGCTAAATCCTGGGCTTCTCCGTGTAAAGAGGACCAACAATCAAATTGATATCGCGGATGAGCTACATTACAATCTCCCCGCAAGGTATGGATTCTCGAACCACTAACTTGCTGATAAGTAATTGCAGGCAAAACGGCTTTCAGTGGCAGCACAAGGGGATAGAGTTTAACCTTCAACTCCTTCCCCAAATACGTGACTAGGGCTTCCGCAAGCCTCATCTCTTCGCACCCTTTTGGAGCAATATTCTCATACACGTGCGAATCTCCTGTAAAATCTTCTCTTTGTTATCATCTAGAGCAGGACGCAGATAGGGGTGGGCCTTAGTTCCCGGATGATGAACTAGCCTAACTGGATGGGCTGCGCCGGGCCAGAATAATGCTTTCTTAGTCTTGGGCCGAATAATCCTTGGCCCGCTGCCAAATTCCACCGATTTGGCGTAAGAAACATCAGTGCCTACTGCTACTTCTACATCAGAACCAGATTTCTTTAATGTCTCTATATGAATACTCCTACGCAAAGTGCCTGTGCGGTAAGGTGTCTTCTTTTTGGCCTCATTTTGTAGAATCAATGCGCCGGACTTAATAGCGGTTTCAATTTTGTGGGTCATTTCAGCACCGATGGAATCAAACTTCTTAATCAGCGATTCCCCGCCCAAAATTTTAAATGTAATACTTCCCATCAGCGCATCAACTCACAGTCCAGGTAAGTGATTTGTGATCTGCTGTCAATCCGCACAGATATGATATTAAATATAGTAGAGTCAATAGAGACCCGCATTTTTTCATCTATGGTAGGGTAGTATCCAGCTAGAGCCACTGTATGAGTGGCCAACACATAAGATTGATCCGTAGTTCTAGTTTCCTGGTTTTGATTGGCAGTTAAACTACAGGGTACATCCACTTCTATGTCATCCCATTCATACTCTTCTTGGCCATCAGTACTTTCAGTAATTTCTGCAGATTGAATGGTGGCTAACTTGGGGAAAAAATCTCCTAGGCAAACCACCATGCCTGGATGAATAAGTCGTTTGTTCATAACAATCCACGCTTCAAAATTAATTCCCTGGTGCTAAACGTATCATGGGCCACTTCAGCCCAATCACAAGCAGCATCCACCCCAGATGTTTGCTGCCTTAAAGATATTGCCCGCGCCCGTAATTCCCGCGCCACCGCCGCCCCGTCCGTGCTCAGATCCATGAGTTTAATAACTTTCAGAGTTAAGGCTTCGCTGACAGAAATAGTATCTAGGGCTTGAGCCGCAGCCAGATAAACATTGGATGATTCCAGAGTCAGAAATGCAGTAATCTCAGCATCTTCAAAAATAGCTGCCGTAGCATCTGTGTCGGAAATCAACAATCGCACTTGTCCTAAACTAGTGGTAGGGTCATAAGTAAACGCCATTCAGTACTCCCCCTAAAACCCACTACCGCCCACATCTCTTCTCCTAGGCCCGATTTTAGCCGTTTCCGGGGCGGTTTCCCGAAGGATACTTACCCCTTAGCCCTATCCGTTTCACCGATTCTAGACCCATCCCTGGCCCAGGGCAGGGTATCTAAAAGCCTCTCTACCCCGGCGAAGCCTTTGGGGCAATTTTCAAAATCGCCTTGGCCACTAAATTCAAGGCGGATGAACCTTCTGCTTGAAAAGATTCTAATTGTTTGGCTAGGTGCTCACAGTGCTGATTAGAAATTTCCAGCTGCTCCACAATCGCCGCCAGAAACATCTGATCATAAGTTATAGGAACAGGTAATTTCTGACTCATCACAATGTCCTCCTTGGGGGGAAGGGCTTCCCCATCCCCCCATAGCACTTCCCGCCTTATGCTCCTGCCCCAGTCTGGGCATATGCAAAACGGGGATCTAATTGATTGCCTCCATGAACGATTCTGATGCGATACTCAATGCCATCGCTTGCGAAGTCCCCGCTGAACGGCCCAAGGGCTGCGCCGGCCACGGTGACCTTGTCACTAGCCTTCATGCAGATTTCAGGATCTTCATGGCCGCGCAGGAAGTCCATTTCCATAGCAGCACCCTGAGAAGGATCTGCAAACACGTACCAGGTGGTGTAACGATTGGCAGAAGTATCTACCCTGGGCAGATATGGATCTACGTGTAGCTGAACGCCCAACTGAGGAATTACGTTGGTCATGGGCATCGGAATCACTGCCGCAACAGCGTTATTGACATGCTGCTGAAGCGCAGAAGTCAGAATCTGCCGGGCAGTAAGTTCCAATGACGGCGGCACCACTAAGTGAATTCCCCGAATTCCAACGGGCTCACCATTGGGGTCACTTTGCATTCCCATTAACTGCAAAGTAGTTCCCAAGTTGGTGATGTCCAGCGCCAGCACACCCCGATTGGTGACGTTCTGTCCATCTACGTCAACAATCGGCACCCCGAACAATTCCGTGTGGGGCCCAGCAGCGGCCGCAAACAACGCCGTAGTATCCCGCGAAACCGTGCGCACCGCAGCATCGGCGAAACGCTTGTCAATGTCTGCGAAGGCCTGCATAGCATCATTGATGATGGATTCCCACGAAATGTCGAAACGCCGACCATGCTTAAACACCTGAAGTTCATACCGCGCTTCCCCCATGGGGGTGGTTGGGTACTCCTTCTTTTCCTGGACCAGGGGCAGGTACTCATCGTTGCCATAAATCTTGTGCCGATATGCTTTATTAAAGTCTAACACCGTGCCCACCTTGGTAAACGTGCGCCAGTCGGCCACAATTACCCTATAACGCGCCAGAATTTGTCTGTCCAGAATCTGTGCAAACAAGTACGGGAAGTCACTCGTGGTGATGGCTTCTTTCAACAGGTATTCACGCTTATGGCTGGACAAGCCGTCCGCATTGACAATTAGATTTAGAGCTTTTGCCAATGCCACCTCATTCAAAGGCGCGCCGCGAACAGAATGAAACCCTTCCCAATCATCCATCAACTTCAGAAATTCATCCTTCATTCAGCGTCCCCCCATCACTTAAGACTTATCTTCTACAACTTTGGGAACAGTAAGAGCATTGAAAACACGATCCACTAACTCTACCTCATTGCGCCCAAACCCTTGATACGTTTTAAATGCAGCATCCAAAGCTGCATATTCCGCATCTTCTAGCAGCACCTCAACCTCTGCTGCTTCGATTTTCAGCGCAATCTTATGACGCTTCAGCAATTCCAGGCCACTTAATCTCAAGGATGGATGCATCAACACATAGAGCAGACTTTCCTTCACCTCATAAGGGATCATCTTTACCTGGCCATCGGCCCCCTTCCCTCCAGGCACCAGATAATCCACTACCATCAATTTCCGCACGATTTTGTCCCCCTATCAGAATTAAGTTTACGCACAGACCGGAATCCAACGAGCATCTACACCAACGAAAGTTTTGACCCAGTTAACTACCAATGCTGAGTTCGTGGGGCCTCCACCAGTTCCAATAGCTGGGGCCTGGATATTGGCTGGGGCAGCGTCCCCCACGCCAGCGGTATTCCCGATAGCCACGGTGGCAGCAACACCCACCGGATCATCGTCAATCACTATACCCCCCGTACGCACCGAAGCAGCAATGTCCACGATTCCGGCGGCCAGGTTGTCGATGGTGGCGTTATTGGAAAGTTTCAATTCGGCGGTATCGATATTTGCAGCAGACATATCGATGCCGATGCCATACTTCTCAATTGCCCCGTTTCTGATTTGGATGCCGTACATGATATCTGCACTGCCTGGCTCGGTGTAAACGTCGATGCCTCTGCTTTCATCTTTTCCAATGACTTGCATCAGATAGGCCTGGAACCCGCAGTAGATTGAGCCAGCAATGGCAACTTCAGCAGAGTTATCGCGCGGCGCCACAATCAAGCCATAATTGGTCTTGGCATTGGCAGTGGCCGGCACATAGGTGGTAATTCTACCACCAGCAATATAACCCGCACCCGCGCCGTCACTAACAATGACGCCGTTGCCCAGGTTGACTCCTGCCCGTAAAGACTCAATGATGACGCCACCCTGTGAGGCGCCAACATAGGTGCGGAACATTGCGGTGGTCCAACCATCTTCGCCAGCAACGCCTTCGTCGTATGTGGTATCAATATCTGAGCGAACATACAGGAATTCTTTGTTGAGTAGGCTAGTCACAGTAGGAACGACGCTCATGGTGATGAGGCGCGTTTCCGCAAGCACCATAGCAAGGTCCGAAAGACCCAGCTTAGATGGGGTCACCGCAGCGGCACCGAGCTTAATGGTGGTTACCGCAGTATCAGCCAGCTTGCCCGTAGTGACGTTAAGATCCTTGATGTTATCAGTCTCAGCAGCATCTGCGGCCAACTTGGAGTGGCTGATCTCACCGTCCTTGACGTTATGCCCCTCCACAGCATCGTCAGCGAGTTTAGCGTGGGTAACATTGAGTGCCTTAATATTATCCGTTTCCGCAGCATCTGCAGCCAACTTGGAATGAGTAATCTCGCCATCCTTGACGTTATGGCCTTCTACGGCGTCATCCGCAAGTTTGGCGTGGGTAACATTGAGCGCCTTGATATTATCCGTTTCCGCTGCATCGGCAGCGAGTTTGGCGTGGGTAATTTCCCCGTCTTTGACATTGTGGCCTTCTACAGCATCGTCAGCGAGTTTAGCATGGGTAACATTGGCATCTTTAATGTTATCAGTTTCCGCTGCATTTGCAGCCAATTTAGGATGAGTAATTTCCCCGTCTTTGACGTTATGAGCCTCTACGGCATCATCAGCAAGTTTAACATGGGTAACATTGAGTGCCTTAAGATTATCCGTTTCTACTGCATCCGCTGCAAGCTTGGGATGAGTAATACTACCGTCTGCGATGTCAAGTGCACCCACATTGGGTGCGTCCAGGCACTTAACATTGATGGTAGCAGTTGCAGAAGCATCGACAGCTTCAAGAGCATAACCGAAGAAGTACCCACTAGCCTTTTTGCTCAGTTTAGGGGTATCGGCGGCCACATAGAAAATGGCGTCCCCGACAGCAACCGCACTGGCACCAGAATCATTGATAGCCTTTACACTAAGATCATAAACGCCACCACAATCCACCACTGCTTTGTTGGATGCATCAGCACTGTACACAGCAACGCCGGTAATACCGCCAACTAGAACAGGATCACCGCTTACAACGCCCACCCCCACGGTCAGGTACAGATAACGCCCTTCTTGGTATACCTGGTTGTTAGCCACAGTTACCTCCCCCTTGCAGCAATCTTCGCAGCAGCTTCACTCAAGCCCAAGGCGCGGAAACCCTTCTCCAAATCACCCTGCGCCGCCGTAGCATCCGGCTTGGATTCCCCCATGCCCTTGATAGCCCCGCCGCCGGCCAGTTTGCTCAGATAATCTAATTCTTGCTTTACGACTTCCGCAATGGTGGTTTCATATACAACCGTGTCCAGTTTATTTTCTTTAATAGGTGGGTTCTTAGCCAATGATTCCAGCAGCCGATTCCGGGTGAGATCCTGCATCTCTACCTTTGCCAGTGCAGTGGCTACAAAATCTCTAGCCTCCCGCAACAGCAAAGCCTCTCTGAATTTGGCATTATCTGCCTTTAACTGCTCAATTTCTTTTGCTTGGGCTTGGCCGGCTTCCTGTAACCGCTTAGCTTCTTCTTCCGTCACATCAAATACCCCCTTCTTGATTTGTGGGTTAGTGCCCACGCCCTGACCCCTCATGGATTCAAATAACTCCAGCACCTTCCCCCCTGCTCCAGGAATGGTCACAAAATCAATACTTTTGGCTACCGCAATCTCTTGAATAACTGGCCCTTTTTTACCTTCGGCTTCTCCGGCAGTTGCCTTTCCCAACGCACGAATACTGACTCCAATGTGTGGGGCCAGTTCATTGATAGCATTCTGATATGGCTCGAACACTTTAGCCTCTGCATATAATCCCGGCCCCGCTGAACCTTTAGCATCATACTTGGCATCCGTCACCAATTCTGCCGCCAAATCCTTAATGGATCGCTCAGGGCGTTCAGTTTCTTCTGAAGCCGTAGGATGGTCCACGAACATCTTAGTGCCCCGTACAAAAACTTTTGCCCCGTCCCGTTCCAAAACTTCAGGAGAGTAGTAGCCACTAGAGCCCCAGCCCGGCTGGATCAATTTGATTGAAATAGCCCCATTCTTCCGCACAGCCTTCTCAATCAAGGGAACAAAATCACCTTGAATATCTGCTTGAGATTCACTAGTCTTCTGACCTACCGGAGCATAGACAATCTCTACCTCTTGCGGTTCCCCAAGTTTGATGGCCCTGAGGTTGTCCGCCGTTTCTACAATGAACCCAATTTTATAAATCTTGCTTTTCCAATCATAAACCGCAGTGTTATCTGCGAAAACGTCTCTGACCCAAGGACGTTCCCAGGTATCCTTATTACCAGAGGGCACGAATTTGAGTTTTAGAGCATCTTCCAAAGAATCCCTGAGCCCCTCCAATGAATCGGACTTTCGGAGCAGAGTAAAAGCCTCATCCAACCACTTCCGGGCTTCCTCCGTGCTCTTAGCATCCTTAGAAGCATCATCTTTGACTGGTTCGACTTTCTTCCCATCATCATCATCAGCTTTACCATCACCATCGGCATCTTTCTCCAAATCTTGCCACCGCTTACGCAACGCCACACGGGCTGCCGCAACCTTGTCCTGTAAATCTTTGGGCAGCGTCTTATTAACCAGCAATGCATCCACAGTTTTCAAGCACGCAAGTACTTGGGATTTAATAGTTTTGGCTTCCTCAAGATCCATACTTCCTAACCCCCTCAACACCACCATACTTGCGATATAGGTGGGTAAATCAACAGTTGGTGAACGCACAGCAGAACCCCCTCTTGCGCCGTATCAGAACATAATCTGGAACCAGCCCCTGCGCAACTTCCCGCAGAACGACTTTGCCCACGCCGCCCTGAACCTTTAATTCTAGGGGCAGTTCCCAAGCATAATCCACTACTTCCGGCCGCATATAGGGTAGAGCCACCAGAATCCCGGTTTCAATCGCCACACGCTGTAAAGGGTAAATCTGTTCGTACCAAATACGATTCCATCTATTCTCAAACGTTGCTGGCACAGGGTTCTTAATATGATCCTGATAACCTCCGAACAATTCATCCGCCCCGTCCCCCGACAATACCGCACTAAAATGCTCTGCGGCGCATTCACAAGCATAATAAACGCCGTCTCCAGTGGCTTCAAGGTCTGAAGGGCGACCCCACAACTTAATGCGGATACGAGCCATATCTGATTGGCTCGGAATATGTACATAGTGCTTAGAGCCCAGCATCCGGGCCACCTCACAAGCCATCTTAACATCGGGATGGTTAAGACTTGCCGCCACTGTAATAGCGGGCAGTGGCCGGCCCACGACTTCATTAGCAAGAGCCAGCATCAAAGACGAATCTAGGCCACCAGACAGAAACACTGCTACGTCCGGCCCCAGCGCATGGAGGCAATGGGCAAGACTATCACACAAAAGTTCCTTCAGTTTAGCTGCCTGTTCGCGCATGGGACTTTCTCACCTGCCTCCATGGCTTCCTCATTAGACCAGAAGATTTCCTGATCCGGCGCCAATCCTTTAACCACATGATAAGTACTATCTTCTACGGCCAGATGGTCCACCTCAAACTTATTGCCCAGATGATCCACCAAAAGACAATGATGAATAATCTCTTCCTCCCCATCTACCACCACATGATGAATGAGGTAGAGCCAATCTTCAAGCAACTCCTCCCCGGCCTCAGCAAGTTTGACGATTTTATCTACAACAGCTTGGTACACAGTGACTAGGGCTTCTTGAGCCTTACCTGCTATCGCATTAGCCTGCTTAATAGCAGAGACATCACATTCCTTCTCATCACCGCCTTTGGTAATACAGTTTTTTCTGGCACTATTAGCAACTTTAACCCATAACTTCTTGAGTTTGTCGGAAAGTCCCTTCATATGGCCATCTACGTCATCAACGGCCCAAGGCATTTTAAACTTCCTCCTTTTTTGGCTTCGGCAGAGGCAGAGAAGGTATGTGCTTTATCCAATCCGCATTGTGAAGAAACTCATCTGGGTAGATAATCTCCTCAGGCATTAGTAGCACCTCCCCATCCAGCCGACAGAAACTCAATAGCCAACTTTAGCATCACCAATGATTCAGTGGCCCGCTGAATCTCCTCCATCGCAGTAGTATCCCCAGCCAATTCAGCTTGATCAAATAAACGTTGAACTTCTTGAGCCACTGAATCTAAAGTTTCTTCAGTTGCCTGAGAAATTAACTTCTCCGCCTGTTGGCCTAACTCTGTGCTAGCCATAATTTACCTTTGCCTCCATATCTTTTCTGATTTGAGCAACCGTCTTCCGAGCTTTAGTTAACGCCACTGCCACAATACTAGGTGCCCCCCAAATCAGCCGGCTGAAACCTTCTTAATTGCCTCCACCGCCAGTTCAAACATGGCCAGGGATTCAATCGCCTCTCGAATCTCCTCCACAGCGACCATATCCTCATCTAACTCTGCTTGGGCAAGTAGA